GACAATTTTGAAAATTCACTTCTTCGAAAAGTTTTTGATTATCCATAAACAATTCTCTACCTGTTTTATCTTTACCAAAAGACAGTTTAATAGATAGAGGATATTTATCATGAATGCTATAATTCCAAACACATTGAATTATAAAATCAAGTTTGTTACAAATTTCTCCGAATGATTTATCCAAAACAGTAATATCAAAAGATATCGGGGCTGTATATTTATTACCAGAAGAATCAATTTTTGAAAACTTTCCATCAAAGAGAAAATCAACAATACCAAGTTTCGGATTTGTTGTTCGCAAACCAGTGAAAAATGCAATTAGTTTATTATAAACATCTTCGTCTTCTTCAATAATTTTCGAAAACAGTTCCAAATCTGCATCACTAATTTCAGTTGAATAAATATGTGTATACTTGTTTTCGCAAGGAACAGGAATCTCAAAATGTTTGTATTCATCCGGTAAACTATCTCTAATTTGTTTGATGTATTCATCGTGTTCGCCACTTTTCTCAGATTCATCAGAAACATCATATTTCTTAGTTCCATCATATTTCTTAGTTCCATCATATTTCTTAGTTCCATTATATCTCTTTACATTTTCTTTAGCAGCATTTCGTTTCTCCTTATCAGAGTAATAAAGCTCCTCTTTACAAGCATATAGAGTTTTTACAATGCCAGTAATTAGGAATTTATGGTAGCCTGGTTGCGCTTTTGATGTTACAATTGACCAATGTTCGTTATTTTTTTCGACTACAATAATAACATTTTTATCCTTAGTATTCTCAGCATACCATTTTTCAAATCTTTCCTTAAAACTTTCGGGAATATCTTGTAGCATATTTAAAATGCATACATATTCCTTAAAATAATTAATCCGGAGACCAAAAACGCACTGTCTGTTCGAATTCTTTGGTTTAAATTCGAATTTGACGCCGTTAAATTTCCGCAAGTTGCGGATAGAAGTAGATTCTTGGGAATCCATTGTTGATTGATTTACTATAAAATAATTAGTAAATGTTATATTTAAATAATATGAAAATAAAATCAATTTTAAAGGTCGAATTTTTAATTTTGTAATATTTGGTAAAATTTTCTATAAAAAATAAAAATAAAATTAAAAATAAAAATTAAAATATTTGCACACCCTTACAAATTTAAAATGTTGATTTATCAAGAAATCTAGTAGATAAATTTTTTTGAATTACTGTTACTCTAAAGCTTAAATTAATAACTGTTGAAGTTAAAGAGTCATTAGCGCCACCAAATTCAAATTTAGTTCCATCTGGTTTTAAAATATTTATAGTCAATTTAGACAAGGAAATTCTAGGATTGTATGTTTTTATGATTGTATTACTACTTGATTGTCCACACAAATCATAATATTTAAATCCTCCTAATGTAGTATAATTTTTTAGAATAGCAAAAGATTTAGTTATATTGTTATTAGTTCCTTCGAAATTGCCCCCTAATTCCTCAATTTCCAATAATAAATAAGGAAAATTATTCCCATTATCTGATGCTCCAGCTGTTGCACTACTATCTATTAAAATTATATCCAATAATTCAATAGCTTTTATATTATTAAATCCTTTATCAATAAATCCTGTTGTTGTTTCTGCAGAAGGAGACAAATGAATTACAAAAGAATTAGCTTTTTGATATAAATCAGTGTCTCTGTCTTTACTGTCAATAGTTAATATAAACTCTTTATCTATTTTTTCAGGTTGCACCATTTCTGCAATTTTTTCTCTTTCTTTAAGAGGAAATGATTCGGATGGTTGTTGGAATTGGTTCTCATAATTTGGTTCCTCCTCTTTATATTTATTATTATCTTGTTTTTCATAATTTTCCTTTTTCAAAAATGGATTGAAATTATTTAGATAATTTTCTTGAGTTATTTTTGTTTTGGAATCATGTGTATAATTACTTATTGGTAAAGGAGCTTTAGGCTGGAGATTATTAGTTTGAATACTTGCATAACCGTTATTAGGCTTATTTGAATATGTTTTTTGTTTTATCTTTTGATCAATTATATTTATAATATTATTTATTTCATTTTTATTATTAAGATTACTTTTTTTAGAAGTTAATATTTTTGCAATATCATTTTGAGAAATATTAAGAGATGGAAATAATGATGGATATTTATTTTCAAAATGAGCATATATTTTTTGACTAATTTTATTAATGTTTAAATCCATTTAGTATTATAATATAATAAAATAATAAATAAGAAAAATAAACCCTAATAAATAAAAATCAAATCAAAAATTAATTATACTAAATCAAAAATTAATTATACTAAATCAAAAATTAATTATAAAATACAACAACATCCAGATTTATTAGTATAATTTCTAGTAATATTTCTAGTAATATTTCTACGTTTTACATTATTTTTATACAAATTACTGTCACATGCATTAACTTTAATTTTAATTAAATTATCATTAATATTATCATTAATATTGTAAACAGTTACACATTCAGTTTCTTGTTGACAATAAGGACAAGTAATTAATACATTATTTTTTTGTGTCATCCAATCTTGTAAACAACTAAAATGCATTTCATGTCCACATAACAATTTAACTATTTCAAATTCTAATAATTCAAAACATATAAAACACTCTTTATTTTTCAGTTTAATATTTTTGTCTATTTCCTCTGTTTGTGTATTATTAAAATTAATATTTTGCATTATATTTATAACAATTAATTTTTTTATATTAATTTCAATTTATTAAAAATTATTTATTTTTATATATTTATATTATTTTTCAATTTATACAATTAATCATATTTATTTCAAACCATATAGTAGTAAATAGATGAATAAAGATAAACCGGAATTAATTAAATATCCAAATGGAACTCATTTATTAAGTATAAAAGACACAACGTATAATACTACATCTATATATTTTTATATTAAATTAGGTTCAAAATATGAAAAGAAAGAAATTAATGGTATTTCTCACTTTTTAGAACATATGGTATTTAAATCTAATACAAAATATCCAAAACCAGAAATTATGACTCAGATAATTGATAGTATGGGAGTTTCTTATAATGCATATACAAATAAAAGTCATACAGCATATCATTATAAATTTCCAACCGATTTAGGAATTTTAAAAAAGATTTGTGATATTGCATATCATATGTTGTTTAAAAGTGTTTTTAAGGATAATGATATAAAAGTTGAAAGAGATGTTATTATTCAGGAAATTAAAGGTGATTTAAATAATCCAGATATAACTTTTGAGGATAAAATAGAGAATAATTTATTTGCTAAAACTCCTTTGGAATTTAATGTAGCAGGTAATCTAAAATCAATTAATAATATTAAAAAAACTGATTTGGAAGAATATTATAACAAATTTTATAAACCAGAAAATTTAATTATAGTTGTGTCCGGAAATTTACCTGTTGGTTTTAAAAAAGTAATAAATAACAGATTTTCCAAAGGTCCTAAAATGGAAAATATAGATTTGATGAATAAGTTAATTCCTTTTGAAAGTCCATACCAAGGTGAAAATATGAAAGATTTGAGAGTTAAATTAAAGTATAAAAATGGGATGGAAAAAACACAAAAACATTTAGCCATTGTATTTTTAACAAAGGGTCTTTATGATGAAAATAGATTGGTATATCGTTTATTAGCTAATTTACTTGGTGGTAATATGAGTTCCCGTCTTTTTTTAAAGATTCGGGAAAATTTAGGGTTAGTTTATACCATATCTAGTTCAAATATACTTTATATGGAGACTGGATATTTTTATATTAAATGTAAATTAAATGAGACTAATATTCCAAAGGTATTAAAAATAATTAACAATGAATTACAAGATATGATAAAAAATGGTATTACGGACAAAGAACTAAAAAAAAGTAAATTTTATGTAATTAACAATCTCAAGATGGATTTAAATGATAATGATTATAAATCTGAGTTTTACGGAGAACAACTACTAAATTATCCCGAAATAAAGACAGTTCAAAAATACATTAACCAATTAAAAAGAATAACAAAAAAAGATATTAATTCCGCTATTAAAACACTTTTCAACCAACCCAAAATAATATTCAATTAAAAAATAATATTCAATTAAAAAATAATATTCAATTAAAAATACTAATAAAAAAGAGAGGCGCCTTACAGACGCTATTAAAATTTGTTTTGTTTTTTGAAAATGTTACACCAACAACTTGTTATTCTAACAAATTGTTGATATAACAGATGATCGCCAGATGATGAAGCAAATCTTCAGTTTTATTCTTAACATTTCCCAACCGACGCACGTAATCCTTCCTGATTTCAAATAGTTTATTGGGTAACAAATTCAAGAACAACGGATCGTCTTCTACGTCTACCAGAGCAAAGTAGAAGATCCGAAGTGCCTCGTTCGTGTTCTTGAAGAAGTCGGAGGTAATGTAACCTCCCATCATAGCGATCCGTGTAGGGTCCTTGTTATCCAGACCTACGGTTCCCTTCCTTAGACGAAACTTATAAGTTCCGTCAATATTCTTAGGGACCTGGTTACCCTTAAGGGTATTTATAATTTTGCTATTCACCAACATATTTACGAGTGAATATTACTATTATATTAAAGGTTTACTATTCAATTTTTGTATATAATTACTATATTTATTAAAAAATAAATCTGATTTAAATCAAAAATTTGAAAATATATTAAAAAAATAAGTAATTGCTTAGTTATAATTGCTTAGTTATAATTGCTTAGTTATAATTACTTAGTTATAATTGCTTAGTTATAATTGCTTAGTTATAATTACTTAGTTATAATTGCTTAGTTATTATTGAAATATTATTTAATTTCTGGGCTTGGTTTTTAGTTTTTAGGTTTTAGTTTTTAGTTTTTAGTTTTTAGGTTTTGTAGTTTGTTTTTGGCTTTCTTTATGTTTTTTACATAAGTCTCTATTTATTTTATCTAATTTACTATCTGCTAATCTCTTAATTTTCTCTATTTCTTTTTCTTCTTCTGAAACATAAGGGACACAATTTCCACCATCAGCATCCTCAGGTGGTTCTACATCAATCTTATCCCAGTCTTGATTACTTCTATTAAGATTATTGAGATATACATAATAAACTACATATGATAATAAACATAATGTTAATACAGCAACTCCATAAATAGCGGCTTGTTTTCCTAGCATATCATAATAATTACAAACTAACAATAATAAATTAAGTAGCAAAACAACACAAATTATTTTGTATAGGAAAAAATAGTAGTTGTATCTATCAGTTTTATATTTTTCCCAATTTACATTTTTTTGTAAAGTTGTAGATTCAGTTTTTTTCTCTTTTAATTTGTCTTGTAAATATTTAATTTCGCTTTCTTGTTGTTGCAAAGTTTTTTTATTTTCATTCATTTTATCAAAATAAAATTTTCTAAGGCGGGTATTTTCATTGTATTTATCTTTAAGATAATTCCAAACTTCATTGCGGTGATTTTTTAAATTATCTATTTTGCGATTTAATTTAAATTCTTTTTTTTCTTGAATGAAGGCATCGGATCCACCCTTCATTTTAGTATAAAGTTCATCTTGTTTAACAATGGTTTCTTGAATTTCTTTTGTTAATTTATTATATTCTTTAGCTAATGGATCATTAGAACTATTATTAGCATTATTAGCATTGTTTGAATTATTCGCATTATTTGAATTATTACTCATTATAACTTATTTTATAGTTTAGATATTTATTTTATAGATAATTTTTTTGTCTTATTACAATTTATTCAAATTATTTAATTTCAAATTATTTAAGTTATTAATTTTATTTCCTTTATTAGTTTTATTACCCTTATTACCCTTATTATTCCTATTACCTCTATTATTTATATTGTTAGCATTATTCTTCAAAAATGTATTATTGTTTATTCCATTATTTATTAAACTTCCTACATCTTCTTTATAATACACTAAGTATGCTGTAACTAAAACACCAATGAGTAAAATAACACAAGTTGATATATAGTAAATATGATACCATTGATTTATATCATTTCTTTTTTCATTATCATCGACATTATTTACATTTTTTTTATAGGTATTCTCAGAATGATTTACTAATTTATTTAAATTATTAATAATTTCTTTATTATCAGCAATTTTTAAATCAGTTGCCTCAACTTTATTTTTTTGTTTTTCAAGGTCTATAAAATCAGATGAAATAGACTTATTCAATTCGCTTTTTATATCAATTAAATGATTATTTAAATTTTTGATAACACCCTTTTCATTCATTAGAAAATTTGCTTCGTCTTGTTCATCTTGTTGATCACTATTTTTCTTTTCAATATAAGTTTGATAATTTGTTTCATAATCAGCTAGAATTTTATTATAATATTGTTCAACCTTATTCAAATTTTGACCTCTTAATTCTTCATAATTAAACTCTGAAATAATAGTTCCATCAGGACATGACATATCTTAACTTATTATTAGTAGAGAGAAAAAATAGGGAAAAATACTTAATATTAATTAAAGTAAAATTATTGTAAAAACCAAAAAAATATATTGTAAAATTAATAAAAAATATAACAATGCCCACATAACACAGTCTAGTTTTTAACATAATATTCAAAATTGTCAGCAAAATCTGATACACTTAGTTTAATTCTTTCCAAATCAGTATTGCCGTTCAACCCTTTATTGAAATCAACCAACTTTTTACCATATTCTTCCTGGATTTGCAAACCAATTTCCACCAAATCTTCCAAATAATCAGCAATCTTCTCAAAATCGTTTTCTTTCATTCCACGTGTAGTCATAGCAGATGTTCCAATTCTAATACCACTTGGATTCATTGGGTTTTTATCTCCATAAATAGCATTTTTGTTCAAACTAATATTAACATATTCGCACAATTTTTCCATTTTACTTCCTGTAATACCCTTATTTCGTAGATTGACTAGAACAATATGGTTAACAGTTCCATTTGTGCTAACTTGAAAATCTCGGTCCATCAAATATTTTGACAAAGCTTGAGCATTTTTTCGAACTTGTTGAATATATTGCTTAAATTCAGGTTGTTGTACCATTTTAAGTTGGTGAGCTACACCTGCAATCTGATGTTCGTGTGGTCCTCCTTGTAGTCCTGGAAAAACAGCATCGTGAACTTTATCAGGCAAATCATCTTTCATTCTAGTAAAAATAAGACCGCTTCTTGGACCCCTCAGAGTTTTATGTGTTGTTGTAGTCACTACATCACAGTATTCAAATGGAGAATTCATTTCCTGTGTAGCAATAAAACCCGAATAATGAGCCATATCACACATAAGATAAGCCCCTACTTTGTTTGCAATTTCACGAAATCTAGCATAATCAAAATCTCTTGGGTAGGCACTTGCACCACAAATAATCATTTTTGGTTTAAACAACAATGCTTGTTTTTCTAGTTCATTGTAATTAATCAAACCTTCTTCATCAATATGATATGGGAAACTTTCAAAATAAATACTTGTCGCACTTACCTTTTTTTTATAAGTATAAAACCCATGGGTCAAATGTCCGCCACTTGGCAAATCAAGTCCCATAATTCTATCGTGTGGTTGTAGAAAAGCTGTATAAACGGCAAAATTTGCTGGGCTGCCAGAATATGGTTGGACATTAACGTCCCATTCATCTGGACTAAGACGATATGCTTCCAATGCTCTTTTTTGACATAGAGATTCAATTTGGTCAATGATCTGATTTCCTCCATAATACCTTCTGAATGGACGACCTTCTGAGTATTTATTAGTCAGAACACTACCCAAACACTCCATTACAGCAGAACTTGTGTAGTTTTCACTAGCAATTAGTTCAATGCTATTCAATTGACGGTCTTCTTCTTTTTGAATCAGGTCATAAATTTCGGGGTCTGTTTCTTTAAGTAGATTATTCATTTTACTATCGCTATTATTGGAAATATCTCTGAAATAATTTATACAAACGTAATACTTTTTATTATATTCTTTTAATGGGTCTCTAAATTGATTTAATTTTATGGTTTTATTAATGAAATTAGAATTCCCTGTTTTTTTGTAATAACCCACATTTGATATTATATTCGAAACTTGTCTATTTAACGACAATTTATTCGAAAATATTCTATTTAACATTATTCTATTTAATAATATTCTATTTAACAATACTCTATTTTGGTAAATATTACAAAATATTTTGTTTGTAAACATATTAAATAAAAATATATTTAAAAACTAATTTATACTTATATTTATAAAAAAATATATACTTGT